ATTTGGAACCTGCGCGGAAACTCGCTGCCGATGGACAAACTTGCGCCTAAACTTATACGCCGTGCAGCAAAGAAACAATATGTTTCCATTATCATCGATCCTATTTATAAGGTCATTACAGGTGACGAGAACAGCGCTGACCAGATGGCTAAATTCTGCAACCAGTTCGACAAGGTATGCACAGACTTGGGCTGCTCGGTCATTTATTGCCACCATCACAGCAAGGGCACACAGGGTCAAAAGCGGTCTATGGACAGGGCCTCCGGCTCCGGCGTGTTCGCACGTGACCCGGACGCGCTGCTTGACCTGATTGAGTTGGAACTTACGGAAAGCCTATCCAAGCAAGAGAGTAATAAAGCCGTCTGTGCAGCCTGCCGTGACGCTCTAAACAGCGAGTTGGACGATTGGGAGGATCTTATATCACAGGACGCACAATGCAGCGAATTTGCGTTTCTGGCGGCTTGTAAAAGGCACCTTTCGGCGCAGGCATATAAATCCCTTGTTACAGCCGTAGACGCCGCAAAAATCGCCTCCAAGAGGCGCACAGCATGGCGTATTGAGGGAACACTGCGTGAGTTCCCGAAGTTCGATCCGGTCAACCTGTGGTTCGCGTATCCTGTTCATCATGTGGATACTGTGGGCAGCCTTGAGGACGTACAGGCAGACGGTGAGATGGGACGAGGATATGGTACATGGAAACAAAATTTTAATAAAAAACGCTCTGATTCAGACCGGCAAAAGGAGCGGAAACAGTCAATTGAAACTGCTTATGACGCTTGCAGTATTAGCGGAAATGTTACCGTGAATGCGCTTGCCGAGTATATGGGCGTGACGGAAAAGACAGTTCGAGGACGCCTAAAAGAGCATGGAGACTATTGGGTTGACGAGGGAAACGTAGGGAAAAAGTCGGTGAATTTTCCCTCCCCTTAAATTTTCCCTGAGGGAAAAAGTCGGTGAATTCACCGAGAATTTCCCTACGACCTTTTGGAGGGAAAAAGTCGGTAAATCACCGAGAATTTCCCTCGGAGGGAAAATGCTATGTATATACATACATACCGCTTTCGCTTCCCTCCGGTCACTGGGGTGAGTAGTCGTGCGTTAAGCTGCGCACGACGACTCCTCCCCCTAACAGTGACTAAAATATTTTTCACAAACGAAACGAGGTGTTAAAAAATGCTAAATGCAAAGTGCGAAAAAAAAACTATGTCTAAAGCCGAACTGACTGCGTCTACAATGCCACCTCTGTATCACGTATTGCCGGGACAATCCTTTGACGTCAAAAAGAGCCAAGTTCTAAAATGGCTTATTGAGAAACCAGAGGTACTCAACTACTTGCTCTGCAAGATAAAGGAGCGAGCAATAGTTTATGACGGTTCAACGGGTCTTTGGAGAGGTGTAAATCATCATGAGTGATCTGCAATTTTTTCTCCCGATTATCCCGCCAACCGTGACGGCGCAGGTTCACAAAGTGACTATCCGAAAAGGCAAGCCGCAGTTCTACCAGCCGGACGATCTCAAGGCTGCGCGCGCCAAGCTGGAGGCGCACTTGGCCAAGCACAAGCCGGTGGAACCATTCGTAGGTGGCGTTCAGCTCATCACGAAATGGTGTTTCCCGCGTGGCGCGCACACAAACGGCAGTTACCGGACCACCAAGCCGGACACGGATAATCTGCAAAAGTTACTGAAGGACGTTATGACCCGGCTGGGGTATTGGAAGGATGACGCGCAGGTGGCGTCCGAGGTCATAGAGAAGTTTTGGGCGGACGTGCCGGGGATATTTATCAGCATTCGAAAGTTGGAAGAAGGAGACATGACATGATTACAAAAGCGGACCTGCTGCGGTGCTGGACGATCTCCGGCGAGTGCAGGAGCAAACGAAAACAAATAGAACGTTTACGTGCTGCTATGGAGTGCGTTACGTCGCAGATCAAGAAGATCCCCGCAAAACGCGCGCGAAGGGACAAGCTTGGCACGCAGATTGCCCAACTGGACGAGCTGGAACGGAGCCTTGTAGAGAGCGTCATATCCCTGGAAGAGATTTGCAGAAAGATTGACGCCTGGGCTTACGACAACCTTACGCCGACGCAGGCCTTGATAATCCGTTTGCGGTATGTGGACAGGCTCCCTTGGTGGATTGTGGCGGATAAATCTAACTACTCCGTAAGGCATTGTACACGCATTCATGGGGCGATTTTAGAAAAAATATCGTGATTTTGAAAAGATGTCCAACAATGTCCATGTTTTTTGTGTTATTATGGTACTGTAAAAAGGTGTAGACAAGGCGTGTCCCAAGAGCGGGCGCGCTTTTTTCTTTGGCTGAAAGGAGGCGGGAAACGTGGCTGAACTGACTGAACGGCAAAAAAAGTTTGTGGACTTTTATATCGAGTTGGGTGACGCCGCGAAAGCCGCCGTTAAAGCCGGATACAGCGAACGGACGGCCAGATATGTCGGGTATGAGAACCTCACGAAACCACACATTCGAAAGCGGATTGACGAACGATTGAAACAGCTCGAGGGCGAACGAATTGCCGGCGCCGGTGAGGTGATGAAATATCTCTCGTCCGTCATGCGCGGCGAGACGACCGATGAAATCCCGCTGCTGGTCGGTGGCGGGGAGCAAAGTCTTTGTGAGCAGAGAGTAACAGCAAAGGACCGTTTGCGCGCTGCCGAGCTGCTGGGCAAGCGTTACGGTATGTTTAGCGAGAGGATCCAGGCGACCATCAGCGCCGAGGTTGAAAGCCTCGTCCCACTTGCGGAGTTGTTGAGATGTGATTGAGACCTCTATTATCCCGTGGCAGTCTTTTAGCGATAAGCACAAGCAGTATATCAAGAACGCATTGAAAAACCGCCTGTGCGTCGCCGAGGGCGCGATCCGCAGCGGTAAGACGATAGATCATTGCATTATCGCAGCGATGTACCTGGAGCAGTGTCCCGATCGTATTCACTTGGCAACCGGCTCCATTGTGCCTAACGCCAAACTGAACATTGGCGACTGCAACGGTTTCGGGCTGGAGCATTTATTTCGAGGCCGGTGTCGCTGGGGGAAGTACAAGGACAACGAGGCGCTGTTTCTCCAAACGCAGACCGGAGAGAAGATTGTGCTATTCGCTGGCGGAGGTCAAGCGGACAGCTACAAGAAGATCCTCGGCAACAGCTACGGGCTGTGGATCGCTACGGAGATCAACGAGCATTTCGATAGCGACGACAGCCGGACCAGTTTTATCAAGGTCGCCAACGGACGACAGGCTGCCGCCGAGTGGCCGCAGACGCTATGGGACCTAAACCCCTGCCCGCCAGGACACCCGATATACACTAACTACATCGACAAGTACAAGGACGGGTTTCTCGGTGGTTATCAATACCAGCACTTCACGATGGCGGATAACTTGGCCATCACGTCGGAGCGCCGGGCACAGATCGAAAGCCAGTACGTCCCGGGGTCAGTGTGGCACGCCCGTGACATTCTCGGGCAGCGCCGGGCGGCCGAGGGGCTGATTTATCAGCAGTTTGCGGATAACAAACAGGCGTACATCGTCAAGGCGCAGGATCTGAAGGATCACCTGCGCGACGTGATGTTCGTTTCGATCGGCATCGACTTTGGTGGATCGCGGTCGCTTACGACTTTCGTGGCCACGGCAGTACACGCGAACTTCCAAAAGCTGACGGTCGTGGCGGATTATCACATACAGGGCCGCAAGGGCGAAATCGACGCTGACCGACTGTGCCGCGAGTTCGTTGGTTTTGTGCAGCGGTTTAGGACAGAGTACCCGTGGCTGTACCTCAAGTACGTCTGGGCGGACAGCGAGGCACAGTACCTCATCAATAGTTTGCGTAAAGCAGCTTGGCAGATTAGTCTTGCAGACGCAATACACGATAGCAAGAAACTACCGATCATGGATCGGATATTCGCCACGAGCACGCTGCTGAACACCCGACGCCTATCTGTCGCGGAGAGCTGCAAGCTCGTGCAGGGCGGCCTTGAAAATGCCGTATGGGACCCAAAACGGCCGGACACACGGCTGGATAACTTCTCGACGGATATTGACATTATGGACGGGTTTGAGTATTCGTGGGAGCCGTTCATGCGAAAGTTGCTGCCACAAGTGAGAATCGTGCAGGAAGGAGATTAGAGCATTGACCCTTATAAATTTGCTGAAAAAGGACTTTGGGATTCAAGTGAACGAATCCTACCGTGCTTTAATCGACGAGTGGGTTGCCTGGTGGGGCGGCTTTGTAGAAAAATTCCACCAGTACAACGAGACCGCGTACAACGGTGCAACCAGGACGCGGCAATTGTTTTCTCTTCGCATGGCCAAAAAGGTGTGCGAGGATTGGGCGTCGTATCTTTTGAACGATAAAACGCGGATAAACATTGACGACAAAGCAAGCTCTGAATACTTGCTGGGCGAGTCTTCCAACACGATCGGCGGGGTTTTGGGCGATCTGCATTTTTGGGACGGCGCGAATGGGCTGGTCGAAAAAGCATTCGCCGGAGGCACAGGTGCGATCGTCCTCGCAATTGATGGGCTGGAAGTTTCGCCGGATACGCAGTTCGCAACGACGACTGACGCGGCAAAGTTTCGTCTCGCTTATCTCTCGGCGCCCTGCATTTACCCCATAACGGTAGAGCATGGAGAGATAAGCGAGGTTGCGTTTGTGTCCGAATCCTTGCACCGTGGCGAGAAGTACGCCCTGGTGGAGGCGCACACGAAACATAACGGGCAGTATGTTGTAGAGAATAAGCGGTACGTCGTTAAGGACGGAGAATATACAGAGGCTCCTCTTCCCGACGGCATTGCGGCTACGGTGTACACCCGTAGTCCACATCCGTGGTTTGTGCTGATAACGCCGAACAAAGTCAATACGCACTCCAGTAATTTCGGCATGGGGTGTTCTGTGTTTTCAGAGGCGATTGACCAGTTGAAAGGTACGGACATCGCCTTAAATAACGCCGTGCGCGATCTGCTGCTCGGCGGGAAGAAAGTTTTTTACAACGGGTTGCTTACCAAGACCGTTGGCGTCGATAAGAACGGGAATCCGATTCAGCGCGCACCGGACGACGTAATGCAGCAACTTTTTGTTTCACTTGGAGATGACTTTGTCAACCCCGACAAGCTGGTGTCCGAGTTCAATCCGGATCTTCGTGTGGAGGATAACACGAAAGCCATACAGGCGCAGCTTAATTATCTGAGTTTCAAGTGTGGCATGGGCACGGGGCATTATTATTTCGGCGGCGCCGGAACATATGGCAGGGTAGCGATAACCGCTACGCAGTACATCGGCGAAAAACAGGAGATAAAGCAGAATGCCGCAAAGCACGGGATCAACATCGAACGCGCGCTGGTCGGCATTACCCGCGCTATGCTGTGGGCGGCCAAAGAGATCCTCGGGAAGTCGGTTGATCCTACTACAGTGATAACGGTCGAGTTCTCTGACGGTTATATCACGAGTGACGAGGCACTGCGCGCCCAGGACACACAAGACGTGCGCGACGGGCTCATGCAGCCGTGGGAATATCGAGTTCGCTGGTTCGGAGAGGACGAGCAAACGGCTAAATCAATGACACAGACCGCACCTATGGCTTTTGGTGGGCACAGTTACCCGCCCGGTGAGGACGGCGTGTAATGCTTACATTTCGCCAGCTTGACGACCTGCCGGAGGCCGTTGTCGAGCTTTTGGCCGAGACGCAGCAGACGATCATCAACGATATGGCCCGGCGCATTGCGCGACTGGGCGAGGTCACAACGGGCACGAACTGGCAGGCGTTGCGGCTGGAGCTGCTGGGCGCTACGCAAGAGGATCTTATCCGCGAGTTGAGCCGGGCGCTGAATGTCACGGAGCAAAAGCTGATCGAGCTATTCGACGAGGCCGCTACACGCACGCTGGTTAGCGATAACGCGGTATTCAAAGCAGCAGGCTATAGCCCTGTCCCGCTTGCCGAAAACCCGTTTTTGCAGCAGATCATTCAGGCTGGACTTGCAAAAACTCTCGGTGAGTTTGCAAACCTCACCCGCACGACCGCCTACACGGCTACGCGGCAGTTTGAGCGCGCGCTTGACCTAGCGCATATGCAGATTGTTAGCGGCGCGATGGATTATCAGAGCGCGATCAAAAGCGCGATACGCGGCTTGGCTCGAGACGGTCTCGCTGCGATCAGATACCCCTCTGGGCATACGGACTATTTGGACGTGGCCGCCCGCCGCGCCGTGCTGACCGGAGTAAATCAGACGGCAGCCGAGGTGCAGCTGGCGAATATAGCGCAGATGGGCACCGACTTGGTGGAGACCACTGCTCACCCAGGCGCGCGGCCCGATCACATGGTGTGGCAGGGACGCATATTCTCGGTAAGTGGCACAGGTTCAAAGTACCCGTCATTTTACAGCGAAACGGGTTATGGTACCGGCCCCGGTTTATGTGGTTGGAATTGCCGACACAGCTTTTTCCCTTTCTTCGAGGGGCTGTCAGATCCCGCGTACACCGCCGAAAAGCTGCGGGAGTACAACGACAAGACGGTCACATATGATGGCAAGGAGATGAGTTTGTACGACGCCTCACAGCGTCAGAGGGAGATCGAGCGGCATATTCGGCGATGGAAACGCGAGGCCGACGCTATGGACGCCGCAGGGCTTGATCCGTCGTATGCGCGTGGCAAAGTCCGAGAATGGCAGGCGACGCAACGGGACTTCATAAAGCAAACAGGGTTGTCCCGCGATTATTTCCGTGAGCGAGCAGGAGCGCAATTAGGGGTATACGTCCCACCAGATACTATAAAGGTGAGCGGGTTCAGCATATCGAGAAGTGTTGGCGCAAGAGCTGCAAACTATGATATACTGGATTTTGGGACAGGTGAAATACTCCACTTCGCAGAAGGAACTCATATTCAAAATGTGGAGATATTCGCTGGCAAAGGGGTGAAAACCCCGCTACATGACGGCGTCGCCGAAGGACTTACCCGACAATTCGGAGGAATAATAGGGGGTTGGCAACACGCAAAAGGGTATGGTATACTTGATTTGGGTACAGAACATCGTAGGGCAGAAGTCCACTGGTTCCAAGAGGAAACGGTTGGAAGGGTGAAATTCGTGGTAAAAAGATGGTATGAAGATTAGGTGCATTAAAAAAACCGATACGGTAGACGATTTAATATTGATTTCTTTTGGGAAGACTTACGATGTTATTGACGTAGAGAAAGGGTGGTATCGGATTATAGACAACTCTGGCGAGGACTATCTGTACCCGCCGGAGATTTTTAAGGTCATAGAAAGCTAACGGAGCATTTAATTGCAATCAAGCACCCGATTGGGTGCTTTTTTGATACACAAAATTTGACCGCAATGTCGCGAAACTACGGCCCGCAAGTGGACGCAATACCACGCGAAAAAAGCGAAGCGGGTGGAAAGGAACAGGTATGGATAGAAAGTTTTTAGAGGGCCTCGGGCTTGACAAAGACGCAATCGACAAGGTCTTGGACGCAAACAGCGCAGAGATCGGGACTCACAAGAAACAAGCCGAAGCCTATAAGACCCAGCTCGACGATCTTGGCGGGAAGTTGAAAGCTTTTGACGGTGTCGACGTCAACGCCTTACGCGGGGAGATCGACACTTTGAAAGCAGACTTTTCCAAGAAGGAGGCGGACTTCGCCACCCAGATCGCGGATCGGGACTTCCAGGCTGTCCTCGGCGCGGAGATTTCGTCTGCTCGCGGGAAAAATCCGAGGGCGCTCGCCGCTCTGCTCGACATTGCGGCCCTTAAGGAAAGCAAAAACCAAAAGGAGGATATTGCAAGCGCTATCAAGGCCCTGCAAGAATCCGACGCCTATCTGTTCGAAGAGACAAAGCCGGGCGTGCAGATCAGCACGGGCGGCACTCACTCGCAAAGCAAAGCAGCCGAGGTCGATCCGTTCGACGCCGCCTGCGCCATGTACAAGAAAAAAGAGTAAGGAGAATTTATCATGGGTACTGACAACCAAAACCTGCCCGTAAGGCAGTACACAAAGCAGTATATGCGAATCCTTTCGACCGTGTTCTCGGTGCGAAACGCATTCCAAAGACTACTGTCGGACATTCAAATGCTGGACGGTGTTCAGCACAAGACCAAGGCGTTCAGCGTAAAAACGTGTAATACGCCCGTTGTGGTCGGCACGTATGACACGAGCCCCAATGTGGGGTTTGGGACCGGCACAGGCAACAGCTCGCGTTTCGGCAAGCGGACGGAGATCATCTACTCCGACACCGACGTGGATTATGACTACACGCTGGCGATCCACGAGGGCATTGACCGATTCACAGTCAACAATGACCTAAACGCTGCTGTGGCCGATCGCCTGCGGCTGAACAGCGAGGCACAGACACGTCTTATGAACACCCGCATTGGCGTGTTCATTTCCGCCAACGCGGGTAAGACGGTCGCACTCGCCAGTTACTCGGACGCGGATATCGTGGCGCTGTTTGACAACATGGCGGCGTACTTCACGGACAGCGAAGTCACCGCGCCCGTCACGGCGTACGTCACGCCGACGCTGTACAACGCCATCGTCAATCTCGATCTCGCAGTACGCGAGAAGGGCAGCACGGTCAACATCGACACCAACGGGATTGTGAAGTTCAAAGACTTTACGATCGAGTCCACGCCGTCCAAGTATTTCGCCACCGGCGACGTCGCCTACTTCGGCGCGGATGGTATCGTGATCCCGTTCATCGGTATCGTCACGACCCGCACTATGCCGAGCGAAGACTTCGACGGCAACGCGCTCCAGGCTGCGGCCAAAGGCGGCACGTTCATGCTGGACGACAACAAGGTGGCGCTGGTGAAGGTCACATACACGCCTCCGGTTGAACCGCCCATTGTGTAAAGAGGAGTGAGCTATGACTACCTTCGCAGACTTTGCGTTCTATCGTGATGAGTTTCATGGCTTGCTGTCCGAGACGGAGTACACCGCCTCGGTGGAAAGCGCACACGCTGAAATTCTGTTGCAGACCAATGGGAGGGCCTCATCTGCGCCGGAGAGTATGCAGCGGGCCGTCAAGCTGTGCGAGTGTGCGTTGGTAGACGTAATTCATGGGTACAAGCAAACTGCCGCCGATATCCCGAAAGGCGTTACAAGCGTAAGCAATGACAGCTTTTCAATCTCCTCCGGTATCGGTGGCGGCCTATCACTTGTCCAGGCCGAAACGCAGGAGCGGGCCGCAGTATGCGCCCGTTTCCTGCTACGGCCGGTGAATCTCATGTGCAGGTGGCTGTGATGATCGGATTCGACAAAACCATAACGATCTATAACCAGTGGATAGATCCGGCAACTAAAAAAGCTCTGTGGCCGAAGACGGTCATCAAAGGCGCCAGTTGGGCCGGGTCTCAGCGCGTAACGACCGGCGAAGGCCTGACGTCCAATGACGGATACAGCGTTCGTATTCTTGTTAGGAATATGGACATGGGTAGATTCCTGCCGCGTGATAAGTACACCGCGCTTTTAGATCCGACTGGATACTGGACAGCACAAAACGGAGACATCGTAGTGCTTGGCGAAGGGCCGGAGGTTGTCGGCGGGATTACAGAGATCACGAGGCTGTTTACGGATAAATTCAAAGTGATCGCTGTCCATACCGACAATATGACCCGCCTGCTGCCGCACCTGCGATTGGAGGGCAAGTAGTATGGCGAATCCGAATCTAACAATCACTACGCCGCGCGGCACGGTCTATACCGTAACCACGAAAGCAGGCCAGGTCGAAGCCGTGTTGGAGTGGAAAGAAGACTTTGGCAGGAAAGCAACGTCAAACTTTGGGCGGGCGCAGGAGTTCGTTGACAGCGAGGTCTTGCGGTTCTGCTCTACCCGCGTACCGTTTCGGACGGGTATGCTGCAAAAGTCCGGCATACTCGGCACGGTGATCGGCAGCGGAGAAGTGCGATACATTGCCCCCTATTCGGCATACCAGTACTACGGAACGAAAAACTCACGAGGATATGACGCCGTTCGTGGTTCGCACTGGTTTGAGCGCGGAAAAGCTGTAGAGCGCGAGCGTATTCTGCGTGGCGCGCTGCTGATCGCCGGAGGTGGCAGATGAGTGTAACGATTATCGAGGGGCTGTTTGAGTATTTCAAAAGCTGCCCTCTCATGACGGAGAACAGGCTGAACATTGACTATCTGCCGGAGGATACCATAAGGGCCGGCGTCGAGTACGCGATAGGCACAACGCCCACAGATGAGCTTATATACTCTTACGCGGACGGCGGCGCGCGCTGCCGGTATCCGTTCATCATCAGCAGCGTAAACGACTACGGGCCGGACGAGGCGCAGAATATGCTCAACTCCGGCTTTTTTGAAACGCTGGCGGAGTGGTTGCGTAAGCAGTCCCGCTCTCGTGTCTTGCCGGAGCTCCCGGCGGGAATGATCCCGCGCAGCATACGGGCAATCGGCCCGGGGTACTTGTACCAGCCGGACGTAAACGCCGGAAAATATCAAATCCAATGCGAGTTGGAGTATTACAGAAAAGGAGACACATAACATGAAACTTTCAGAGTTAATGACGGGGAAAACACCTAGCGCTACGTTTGAGGGGTTTTCTACCGCAGACGACCAGGTGCTGGCGATTGACTTCGCCGGTGCAGCACTCGGCCCCAACGATTACGCGGTTGCGCAGATCGGTGTGACGGAGGCCTCCGGCTCTCTGGACGCACAGACGCAGGACAGTCAGTATCTGCGGACGGGCCTAGTGACGACCAAAACAGGCACGCGCCGGACGTTCACGGTCAACGGTGACAGATACATCGGCGACGAGTTCCAAGACGCGCTGCTGAGCCACAAGATCAAATACGGCACCGGCCAGGCGGTCGTCAAGCCTTACGTGTATTTTGATCTGCTGACTGGTAAGGGCGAAAAGGGAACCCTGGCTATCGTGGTCGGTGACGATCTCGGCGGCGCTGCGGGCAGCAACGGATCATTCACCGCTACCTTGACCTCTACGGCCAAGCCGGAAGAGTACACCTATGCCCCCATCGTGTAAAGGAGAATTAAGATGGCAGAGTACAAAGCAACGGTCAGTTTTACTGATCCGGAAGACGCCGGGTACGTGTATCTTGTCGGCGATCCATACCCGCGCAACGGTTATGTGCCGGCTGATGATCGTATCGCCTATTTGGCAGGCAACAAGAACAGGCTGAAAAAGCCGGTTATCGCAGCGGTCAATCCGCCTGTTGATAAACCGGCAGCGCCTAAAAAGCCAGCAGAACCAAAGAACAAGAAGTAAGTAAAGGGCGGGGCTATCCCGCCCGCAAGTTTTAGGAGGAGATATGCTCAAGGTTTTTGACGTCAAATTGGATTTCGACATCACGGCGCCGTCTGACATTTTGCGGTATGACACCGCCGGGAAGAAAATGCAGACGGAGGCAGAAAATCTGTCTGCGCCGACCGTGCCGGAAGACGACCCCGAATTTATCGGGCAGTATTACGCCTTTCTAAACGGGCAGTTGCAACTGTTCGGCAATTTCATTGACGACGTATTCGGCGATGGTATCGCCAATAAGCTACTCGGCAGAAAGCCCAGCCTTACCCGCGTAACAGAGATCAACAATGCACTTGGCGCCGCGATGGAGACGCAGGGCAAGGAGTTTGGCGTAAAGCTGCGCAAATATCAGCCGAACCGTGCCACGCGCCGGGCGAAACCGTGAACATTCTGCTGCTGAACGGCCTGCCGGAAGACTACGAAGGCATACCAATCTCGGCGGACTTCCGAAACATGATCCAAGTGGATCTCGCCATGCGCGACACCGAGCTGTCCGATACGGAGAAATTGTTTGCCGCGCTCACTCTTCTATACCCCGATATACCGGGTGATACTGACGCGGCGGTCAAGGGACTGGCGTGGTTCTTCACCCGTGATGGCGCGGAGGACAATGGCGATAAAGGCAAAAAGCAGGAAAAGAGATCTTTTGACTTCGAGCAAGACGCTGAGAGGCTATATGCGGCATTTTATTCGACATACGGGATAAGCCTAACCACCGTTGATTTTTTGCACTGGTGGGAGTTCATGGCGTTGTTTGAGGGGTTGCCGGACGACACACTGATGAAACGCGTCATGTATTGGCGTATGGCGGACGTGTCCAAGATGTCGAAAGAAGAGAAGAAACACGTCCTGCAAATGCGAAAACTATTTGAGCTTAAACAACCAGGCAAGAAACTGATGAGCCTTGAAGAGGTTAACCAGCAGACGCTTGATCGCGTCGCTGCGCGGTTCGCGGCAGCCGAGAAAGCCGTACAACAAAAACACGATACATCGCCGCAAGGCGATTTTTAATTTCGGGAAAGGGGCGCGCTATGGCGTATGACGGCACTTTAAGATTCGACACGTCTATGAACGCGTCCGGCTTTCAAGAGGGCGCTGATAGCCTCGGGAACATTGTCAAGGGGCTTGGCGTGTTCAAGATCATTGAGAAGGGTTTTCAAGCGATCGCCGGAGCTATGGACTCGGCTATCGCCCGCTACGATACGCTCAATAAGTTTCCGCAGATGTTGGAACAGATGGGGTTCGGCGCCCGAGAGGCCGGGGCTGCCACTGACAAGCTGTCCGAGGGCATACAGGGCCTGCCTACCACGCTCAACGATGTCGTGTCTACCGCGCAGCGCTTGACGGTGCTCACAGGCAACCTGGAGAAGTCCGTTGACACCACGCTCGCACTAAATAACGCATTCCTGGCCAGCGGCACAAGCGGGGAGAACGCCGCCCGTGGCGCGGAGCAGTATATCGCTATGCTGTCCACCGGCGAGGTCACTCAAATGCGCTGGCGGGCCCTGCAAGAGACGATGGGCTACGCGCTACAGAAGACTGCCGAGGCCTTCGGATACGCCGGAGAATCGGCGCAGAACGACCTATACAAGGCGTTACAGGCCGGCGAGATCACATTCGATCAGTTTAACGCGAAGATTATAGAGCTGGACGGTGCAGTCGGCGGGTTTGCCGAGTTGGCCAAGACTGCGACCGGCGGCATAGGCACAGCGTGGACCAACCTCAAAACCGCGATTGTCCGAGAGACCGCCGGCATCATCGGCGCGATCGACGAGGGACTATCGGAGACGAAGTTCCAGTCCATTGAGGCAGTTATCGGCACGATGAAGGACGGTATTATTAAAGCGTTGAGGGCAGTCGCCGACGCCTTCGGCTGGGCGGCGCGCAATGCGGAGTGGCTGGTCCCCGTGCTGGTGTCCATCGGGGCGACGGTCGCGGCGTGGAAGATTGGAGCGGTAATCCAGAAAGTCGTAGACGGATTCAAGGCTATGTCGGCAGCGGTTACAGCGCACATGGCTATTGAGAGAGCGGCAGCGTATTTAGGCAAAGATAGAGCAAAGACACAAATGGCTCTGACGGTATTGATGAGTAATGAAACCCGCGCAGAGCTTATACGTGCTGCCGCAAAAAAGGCGGGCATGACGATTGACGCAAATGGAATCTTGATAACAAAACTGGGAGTAGCAGCCACAAAAGAGGAAATAAAACAGGTCCTCGCTAGTACGGGCGCATTAACAACGAAAGGTGCAGTAGTGGCGGTATTGACGGGGCAAATGGGGTTCTGCACAGCCGCCGTAAAGATATTTAATGCGGCGTGGAAGGCCAACCCTATCGGCTTAATCGTCACTGTGATAGTGGCGGCGGCGGCGGCAATCACCACCCTGGTGGTTGTGCTCTCAAAAGGGTCCAAGGAGCAGCAAGAGTTTGCAGAGCGTTCCAAAGAGTTAAAAAAAGAAGTCGATAATTTAACAGCAAGCGTCAAAGAAAACGCAAAAGCTTTTGAAGAACGGATGGCATCTATGGACGCCACCGGAGCCTCGGCAACATTTTTAATCGCGAGAATATGGGCCCTGTCCGAGGCAGAGGGGGGGTATGCGGGCAATCTAGCAAGGCTAAACACCTACATTGATCAGTTCAATGCGTTGGTCGGTGAATCGGTCTTGGCTTATGATGAAAAAACAAATAGCTTAAACATGACAAAGGAGGCTGTCGAAGCCTATATCGATTCTCTTATTAAGCAGCAAAAGACCGAAGAAATGATCGCACAAGCGGTGGAGCTCAAAAAGAAACTGGAAGAGGCGAACATAAAACTTGCCGAGACCGAGGAGCGTATTGCTGACGCTACCGTAAACTCGGCGGGGAGTTTCATTGCCTCGATGACAGCAACACACAGAGATATACGATCTAAAGAGAAACTATCTGCGCTCATAGAAGAGCTAACAGAGAAATACGACAAGCTAACGGAGGCTACAGTTGATTACCTATCGACTGCTGAGGGTAATCAGCAAGTGTCCTCTGCCGAGTTGCGCAGGTTGGAAATATCAAAAGAAATCGCTGCCGAGCAGGCCAGGATCGTCGCCCGCAGGGAGGCGGACGAAAAAAGGCTTACAGAGACCATGAACGCGGAGGCCAATAAGCAGGGCCTCACGCTGGACGAATACAAGACCAAGCTGAAGGAGCAAGAGAAAGCTTGGGAGGAGCACCAAAAGGCTGTTGAAAAGACCTTTAACGACATCGCCAATAAGGGCGCAGAGCTGCCCACCAAGATGAAGTTTAACCTTGCGAAACTGTCGAAGGTGCTAGAGGATAACACCGCCAAATATGCGGAGTGGAAAAATAAGATCGTGCAGCTCACGGGGTCGCTGTCAGAAGAGGCACTGGCCTATCTGACAGATATGGGCGTTGGGTCCTCTGCCATCATGGACGAGATCCTCAAGGACGTGTCCGGCAAGAAAGCCGAGGAGTTTAACGCCACTATTGCGAATATGTGGGCGACTGCCGGAAAAGACGGATTAGACGCTGCCGCTGACGCAGGCGAGGCGGGCGGTGCTTTTGTAGACAACGCCGCAGACGCTGTCGAATCAAACGACAGTCTTGTAGACGCCGTCGAAGAGGTGACAGACGAGGTCGCCGAGACTTTTGAGGGATTGATCCCGCAAGTAAAGAGTATTTTCCATCAAGTAATGGCCGGCGCCGGCATGGCCCTAAACTCCAAAAAGGGCTGGCTGATCGGCATTGCCAAGTCTATCGCCGAAGGAATCACAAAGGTGCTGACAGTCGCATTCAAAATAAGTTCCCCGTCCAAGGTCACATACGGTATTTTCGCCAACGTGATGATGGGCGGCTACAACGCCATGAAGGACCTATCCGGCAAACTGTACAAGAAGACCGAAGATCTTGCCCATGGCATCACAGATAGGCTCTCAATCTCGCCAGAGATGGCAAGCAACCTAACCGCAAAGCTGAGAGCGATGGTTGACGTCAATCCGTTCAACGCAGGGTCACTCATGCCCGCCTACGCGGCTGTAGGAGCCGCAGGGGGCAGCACAAGCTACGTGCAGACCTTCCACCAGACCAACAACTCCCCCGTCCCTCTGTCGCCCGCTGAGCTTACGAGAGAGGCACAGGATATGCTGCGACGCGGGACATGGCAGCTACCGTAAGGAGGACCGAATGAACGAAAGCACCACCTTCAGCTATGAGACGGCGTTCGGGCGCCTTGACTTCTCTGTAGATAGCCCTTTTTGGATATCGGAGATTGACGGGGCAAGCAGCGTTGACATCGACATCTATCAGAACAGGGCCGCAGGCCAGGTCGGCGCCAGCATATCCGGCCAGAGCGTACAAGGGCGGGTTTTGCCCATAACCGGCAGCATATCCGACCCTGTGGAGGATAACCGCAAAATGCTGATCGCGGCGATCCCGCCTATGATCCCTGGCACTTTCACAGCGCACAGGGGAGGCGAGAGCTGGTTCTTGGACGTGGTGCCGGAGAAGTCGCCGGACATTACGCCGGGCAATGGATTGCAGTTCTTTCAAATGCGACTGTTCGCCGCATATCCGTATTGGCGCAGCCAAGCGGATAACAATCAAATGCTGGCCGGGCTGGTCGCTATGTTTGAGTTCCCATGGGACAGCGGCGGTGAGTGGTGGATAAGCCAGTTCATTGCTGGGTTCGCGTATGTGGACAACGAAAACAACGTCGAGGTGCCGTTCAAGGTAGTATTTGAGGCCCGGCATATAGCGGGTTATCCAAAACTCTACAATGTGGATACCGGTCGGCACATTTTCATCAACAAAGAGATGGAGCAGGGCGAGCGCATTATTGTGTCCACAATCCCCGGTGAGCGCGGTGTGACGATCGAGGCGCCCGATGGGACGCTGAGTAACGGTTTCAAGTATTTGTCGCTGGACAGCGATCTGCTCATGCAAGTGCGGCCGGGCCGCAATATCTTTGATGTAACCGCCGGGCTGAACGATTTTAATATCGACACCTATATCCATGTACCGGAGGGCGTGCGCAGTGGCATATAGCGTTTTTGTCTATGACAACGAGACACCGCGCAACCGGCTGGATATTTTGGAATTTACCGACAGTATCCAATGGCTGGAGCACTATGACAAGCCGGGCGAGGTGAAGATCGTAGCCCACTCGACTGAAAAAAACAGGCTTTATTTGGTCGAGGGCAACCGGCTCTACAACACCGCCCGTAATACCGCCGCCCGCATTGTCGAGGGGTACAAGGAAGATCAGGACACCGGGCCGACCATAACGTGCCGTGCCGTCATCACCGGCCAGCTCCTAGATGACCGCGTTGTAATGGCGACGGAGCATATCGGCAATGCTGAGCAGGACCTTTACGCTATATACGACCGTAACCGTCGCGGCCTGCCAATCGACATCGCACCGCTCAAGGGTTTGTCAGAGCAAATCGATCCGTCCATTGAGCGAACATGGGGCAGCGTCCTCGAGCTTTACGAGGCTGTCTTTCCAATGGTCGATTTGGGCTTTAAGGTACTTTTCAATCCCGAGGGAGGAGTTGAGACCCTCGAGATCTACAAGGGCGTAGATCGCTCGATAGAGGGCGGGCAGGACTATATTGGGTACTTCGGTACTGACTTGGGTAACTTCGCCAACCCCACCATATTGTCGGGGGACAGCAATTTCAAGAATGTAGCTGTTGTCGCCGGTGAAGATACCGGTCCGGATCGGGTTGTGCGTATCGTGTCCCTCGGTGACGTACAGGGTGAATCGCGCCGAGAGCTGTTTGTCGACGCGCGCGACATACAGAAACAGTATAAGATCGCGCACGACACCGGCGAATTA